TAGTTCTGTTGATTTGAGGTCTTTCAGGGTAGCGTTTTTTCCCACACTACACGATAAGGTATCACGGAATATGCCAACTACTTGTATATCAGAACATTCAATAAAACATTATTTACCACTTAAAAGACGAAAATTATGCCGCGACGTAATATCACGATGATCCAGTTACCACCAGTGCAACCTGACTGCTGTGCTGAGTGCCCATTGCTCGGACTTGTGCCAAAGACAGTTGTCAGGCCAAAGAACTCAAAAGAGACGCATGTCTGCATGGGCACGATGGAAGCCCTGACGCAGCGTGGCACACGTGTTCGCGTGTCAAACCGTGACGTAAATCATCCCTGGCACAGACCATGTGATAAGCGATGGAATGCATGGATGCAGTTACCAGGTAGACAGTTAGGTGTTGGCGTACAGACCTACAACGAATGCCGAATACCTTATGAGTGTACGCTTCAACTACAAATCAAATTTCACAGATAAACAATGGCAAATAAGAAAACGACTCAGGACTACATCGACGAATTAAAGACATCGATAGAACTGAAGACAGATACAGGCTTCGATCCTTGGCTTATGCCTATGCTGAGATCAACAGCTATGAATATGGTAATTCTCGATAAGATACAGGCACAGTTAGAGAAGGAAAACATGACCGACTCAATGGCTGGTTCTATGGGTCAACAGAAGATAAATGTGCATCCTCTTTTGGATAAATACGATAAAATGCAGAATACGCTGGTTCGCCAGTTCGAAGCTCTTGGTCTGACTGCAAAGGGTAAGACAGGTGCTTCTGGCGGTGGCGATGATAACGATGAAGACTTGGTACTAAGTGCGCTCACTAATAGATAGAGAATATGACACAAGAAGAGAAACAGCAAGCTCACGAAATTCTTGTTAAACATGCTATCGGAAAAGACCCAGAACTCGGAATGATTCCAGCTCTACATGCCATCGATAGCAGACTCGCAGATTATTTCTTCGGACTGGTTGATCACCCAGAACTTCACAACGGCTATGAGATTCTTTGTGCCGTAAAATTTTTACGGCTATTGCGCACCTACGAGTTTAACGAAAAGAAGGTGCAGCAGATCATCAAGCTGCGTGAAGGTGAATGGAATCAAGATGAGCGTGGACGCTGGCATTATATTCGTGGAGGTATAAAGTGCCCTGGTACTGACACTGCACATGTCTATCGTTGGCAACCATTCCAGGTGTTCGTACTTGCATCGGTGTTCGGATTTCACACTTGGTTTGATACCGAGGTACGAGCCATCGATAAGCCTGAGTTGCTGTTGACTGAGCGTGAACGTGAAGATGGTTATGTGGAAGACTTTCGCAGATTGTGTAACTACTTCGTACTATACACCCCACGTAAGACTGACAAGACGGGTATGTCAGCATACATCCAGGTGGTGTTCTTCCTGATGGGCGACTATAACTCTGAAATCTATTGCTGTGCCAATGCTGAATTTCAGAGCCGCATTCTTTATGGTCGTACAAGGTTTATGCTCAACGATGTAGACACCAAGCAGCGTTTCAAGATTACATCGTCAGACATCACATGGAAACCAAAATTTCATGCTGTGCGCAATGCAATGATTATGCCACTAACGGCAGGTGGTAAAACAAAGGATGGACCATTTGCAGAATTGGTCAACTGGGATGAGCTTGGTTCGTCACCATACACCAACGGAAAGAGCGACATGATGAATCTGGTCAATGTGATGCGTTCGTCAATGGGTCCACGGCGCGAAGGTCTGACTTTTGGAACCACAACAGCCGGAACAATCACCAGTGGACCATTCATTGACATGCTTCAGGGACTACACAAAAACCTGATGCTTGAATTGAAATTCGAAACAGGAGAGGAAAAGCCAACACTTAGCAATGACCGTCAGTTGTGTTTGCTGTTGGAACCTGACGACTGGGAAAAGTATGACGAGCAACTGTTGCTGACATCAAAGGAAATCAGACGGAAAATAAATCCTATGCTTGGTATAACCTGTCAGCACCAGTTCTACAAGGATAGCATCTCAGACATGTACAATGGAAAGATGACAAGAGGCGAACTGTTTTCGAAGCTGTTTAATGTCTATGCTTCAAACACCACACGCGACTGGTTCAGACCAGAAGAAATAAGGAGCATTCAGGGAGAGTGGACTATGAGAGACGGTCGCATTGGACCAAGAAGCATTGACGAATGTACAGCAGATGCAGGATGGATCGTGTTCTGTGGCATGGACTTCAGCAAAGGCGATGACCTCAATGGCGATGCCTTCCTTGCTTACAATATACGCTCTGGCGATTTCTTTGGAGATATGGATGTATATATGTCCGAGGAAGCTGTGAACGAGAACCCTATACGTGAGCTGTTACTAAAGTGGTCCGATGAAGGATGGTTAACCATCGTACCTGGTAAGACATTCAGCCCTGAGTGGCCTGTAAACCGTATCATAGAATTGGATTCAAAAGGTGTTAACTTTGGAGCTTTCGGTTATGATCCAATGAATGCGAAGATAGTGGTTAACGCCATGAGTCAGTGGGTCTTTGACATCGGTCTTGATCCTAAACAGATTATTGTACCTGTTCGCCAAAACTTTGCCACCTACAACCCTGTTGTATCAGAGTTTGATTATATGGTAAAAAGAAGTCGCGATGATGGTGCAGGTCATCAGATACCTGATCCACTTATCCATCTGTCACCGAATCCTCTTTGGCCGTATTGCTTTGGCTGCTGTAAGTTGGCTGAAAGCAATGATGGAATGGGAAACGTAAAACCAATTAAAAAAGACGGTTCTGCTGCTTGTAAGGTCGATCCTGTGCAGATGCTATTGTCTGGACTGATTCTCTATGATGCAGCTGAAACACAGATAAATAAGTAAACAGACATGAAAATAATCGATGTATTATTAGATAGACCTAAGACGGATGTGGCTGTTGATAAATACACAGGTTGCAATGATGTGGTCATCATTAATACGCCATTCCATTCCCAGCCGAGGACATGGCGCAATGGATGGGCGAAGAAGTTCAGACTGGGGCGGTTGTACTTCTACATTTCGAATTGTAGAATGAAGAAGCGTCCCATACGTGATTTGATGTACACGAACCACGCGCAAGACCACTGCATCGAGAACAAACGCAAGTTGTACGATCGTCAGGGAGGCAAATGTCCTCATTGCGGACAGCCGTTTGAGTACGAACAACTGGAATTACACCACATCCTACCTCTTGCACGATTTCCTGAACTTGGGCAGTCGATACGCAACGGCATAATGCTGTGTCACAACTGCCACAAAGAGGTGCATTTAAATCCGTGGCGCAACATTGAACTGATGAAGGCGAAAGCTGAAGAGTTTGGCATAGATCTAAAAGAAAGATACGACTATGGAACTGACGTATGCAGAGAAGAAGACCATCGAGAGAGCGTTGGCGATTCTGGAGAGAAATGAGGACGAGAGAGCCAAACGGTTTGCCATTGAGAACGAGGTCAAGATAGACCTTCACAAGATGGTGTACTATGCGGCCTACTACCAGGGAGCACTCATGGCTGCAAAGGAACTCATGCCGTATGCGAAATGGAATGCCAAAGGTGATGACCGCGTATATCGTGACGCTGAATTGGCACTCATTACGCAGTCGAAACGGACAATGGAGTTATTCATGGATAACACCCCGATACGCTACCGAAACCATGAGCGCGACAAGAAAGGCAAGCTGACAAAGTGCGAAGCCTACTTCTATAAGGAACAACGGATAATACAGGAGGTGACATGAAGAAGATTGACCCATTCCCAGGAGAGTTGACACTGACGATGGTATCGCGCACGTTCATCACGAAGACGGGGCGCAACGGGTGCCAGAACATCAAGACCATCGTCCTGACCGACGAGCAGCGCGAGTGGCTCTGCCGGTGGTTCCCCGAAGTGGAGAACTCACGGCTCATGGAAGCCAGCGGCATGAGCCATTCCACGTTGCACCGATTCGCCCGTGAGTTTGGACTGACAAAGAGCGAGAAGGGCATCCGTGGCATCAAGCTCAGGCAGGCGGCACACATCAAACGGCTGTGCGAGCAGAACGGCTACTATGACTCCATGCGAGGCCGACCCGTGAGCGAAGCCTGCCAACGAGCCACTGCCAAGATGTGGCAGGACATCCGCGACGGCAAGCGAGATCACCCAGCCCGCATCATGAAGCGCAAGAACCCGCGCAAATACAAGAAGTGGATGCAGCGCAGATCGGAACAGCGCAAAGAGACCATCCGCAAGGAGACGCGACGGATGATCTACGGACTGGAACGGAAGACACGGCTGAAGTGCATCGTGATGTGTCGATACACCAAGCGACAGGTGTCGCACCGA